AGAAAAATTCTTTGTGTTTTTTGCCGGTCAATTCATAGAGATTATCGAATATGTCGGCCATGCCTCCGGCAACAGTTCTAGCGTTTTCGAGCTGGCTCTCCCGGATCCTCCGCTCCTGGTCAGCCAGGAGCTTTTCTTTTTCTAGTCGTTGCATTCCCTGGATATCACGCAGGGCAGCCGCTTCATCCGCGTAACCCATCTCGGCTGCCAGTTTTTCATTCAGCAGATCCTTGAAGCTCTGGAGCTCCTCGGCATGCCTGGCATCCATCTCGGCTAATTCCTCATCGAATCCGGCCTGCAGCAGGCCGCCGCCCTTTTCGCTTTCGGCTCTCACGCGGAGATCAGCCATTGCCTGGTCGATCTCTATTTTCTTTTGTGCCAGGGCCTTTTCAGCCTCTGTCTGCTGATTGGTCAGATTAATGAGGGTTCGTTTGTGGGCCTCTTCTTTTGCGAAGATTTTATCCTCGATAGCGAGGCGCTTTGATGGATCGGTCTCTGCCTCGGCCGCGGCTCTCATCGCCGCCATCTCTGCGGCATACTGCTTTTCGATAAGTTCCCGCCGGCGGTCGAAATATTGCTGCAGAGTTACCTCGCCATCCTTGTAAGTATTTGCCAGGATGAGGAGGGCGGTTTTAGTGGCCGCAATAAGACGGGCTGTGTGTGATTTAGTCTTTGCTTCGTCCGTGGCTGCCGGAACGAGGGGAGCAGGTTTTTTTGGGGCTTTCTCCTCTTCGGGAGGTATTGTTCCTTTTTCTTTTAATTCACGCAAATACGCTAAAAGCACTTGCACTTTTTGCGTTGCCGTTTCCGCATCTGAAAAAGCCTTGAAAAAGTCTTTCACCGGCTCTGTGGCATCTTTTGCGGCATCCCCTGTTTTTTCCGTAGTTACAATAATCTCCTGGTTTACTTCATCAAATTCTTTAATATATGCATCCAGCTCTCCAGGCTTCCACATTAATTTATTTAACATTTCTTGAGGCATCAATTGCGCCTGGACTAATGCCGATGCCGCTGCAAGATTTTTGATGTGCGACAATGATATCAGCGTTCCGGCGACAATCACTTTCCCTGTTTTCCCGCCCAGAAAGGCTCCGACCAGGCCTACTTTCTGCACCCAGGGAGGGAGAGATTTAAAAGATTCCCATATAGATAACAGGGCGGTTTTGATATCACTGATAATCGGTTTTATGCCGTCATAAAATGCCGCGGTTCCAAGGAGCATTTTTTCGAACATAGATATAACTTTTTCTGCTGTTTCTTTTGCCCACTCGTCTAATTTACCTTCGGCTTTCAATTTATTAATTTGATCGAGAACCAGACTCAAAGATGCTTTTATATAAGCAAAAATATCTACATCCATTACCGCTTTCTGGAACATTGTAAAATGGTCCTTGATATTCGACCACATACCTTCAGCGGTTTTAGACAAATCGTCCATCGCACCGGCATACTTATCTGCAAAAATATCTATTAAAGCTGTAGTGATTCCAGCTTGAGTCTTTTTTGCAGTTTTAACCATTTGGGCGCCATTTTCCACCCAGCTGAATGTAACCTTATCACCTTCCTGCTTTGCCCGGATGCCAAATTCTTTAAGCCGTTCAAATTCACCCGTTGCAGCATCGGCAAACATCTCAACAGCCATATTAAGATCTTTACCCATACCGGCGGCGGTATCTCCAAGAACTTTCAAAGATTTGTCGGTGGGATCAAAACCATAAGCAGCTAATTTCACAAAAGAGGCTGTTACTTGATCAAGATCATATGGAGTTTTCGCTGTAAACTCGGTAATCCAGTCCATAGATTCACGCGCGGCCTGGCTGCTGCCTGTGATAGTCTTCAGGATAGTCTCGTATTTCTCGAAAGCCATTGCGGTACTGAGAAAGTCCCTGGCGACCGCCCCGGCGGCAATGGTTGATGCCATAGTAACAAAGGCCGTTTTTAAATTAAAAACAGTTCCTGTCAGGGATTTCACCCGCTTTCGAACAACACCGAGAGCTTTATCGACTTTTTTAAGCTCTTTGCTTGCGGTTTCTTTTGCGCGGATAACGAGTTTTAATGTTTCGCTTTTGGCCATCTTGTATGAATTCTCTCCAGGTTCTGTCGCCGGCGTGCATGCCGATCCGGACGGCGATTGCCGCCTGTTTCATCTCTTTCGATTTTATCCTGTCCGTCTCATCCAGGGCGGTCAGGAAGAAGGAATATCCGTATTCCCAGGGCTTTCTGTGGCCTGATCCGACAAGGTGGCAAAGAGCGCGATCAAGTCCTTCAGGATCGAGCTTTTGAAGGCCTCCGCGAGCCCCGTCTTTGCCACCAGGTCGAAAAAACAGGCGTTGACCTCACGGAACGCATTCCAGATAGTCTGCAGTTCGGATGGCGCCATATCCTCGATTTGTGAAAGAGTAAGATCGGTTGCCAGGGGAAGGATTTTTTCTATTTGATCCAGCCCCCCGCTGATAAGTTTGTCGCCCTGCTCAATGATATTGCGGATATCTTTAACCCGCAGTTCCCTGGCAGTGATTTCTTTCTCATCAATTTTGATGGTTTTCTGTTTTCGCATAGTATAATCGCTCCCTTTAAGGATTAAGGGGTAAGGAGTAAGGAGTAAGGGGAAGGAATAATCCTATTTTTTAATCCTTAATCCTCTAATCCTTAATCCTCTAATTAGCTTGTAGTAGTAGTCGTGGTTGTGCTGGTCGTAGTAGTGCCGGTTACGTCAAAATACGGCGATTCCGCATGACCGGCAACATCAGACAAACCTTCACCTGAATATGACATGGTCAGCCATTCGTCCCCAATCAGCGACGCAGCGCCGCTCGGGGATATATTGCATTTCCAGAATTCCCAGATATCGTTCGGGCCTACCGGATTATCGGCCTTGAATTTGACGGCATATTCTTTGTCGGTTTGTGTCAGGGCATGAATTGTGTTGCCGTCAACATTGCCCATCAGAAACATGGCAATGTTTTTGGCGGATTTTTCATCCAGATCGAAATCAACTTTATATCCACGTTCTATGGTCGCTACTTTGTCTTTTGATTTCGCGCCGGACCGGGAACTGAAATGAGGTTTTTTCTCCACGGTAACTTCCGCGTCAAATTTCGGGCAATTACCAACGTCACGGTATTCACCGGCGGATCCCCCGGACCATTCGGCAATCCACAGCGTACCCTTGCCAAGTGTGTATAATTCTGGACTTGGGTTTTCAGGAAACATAATATATCCTCCTTTTAATTTTAGAAAATTAGCAGTTAATCCTTAATCCTTAATCCTCTAATCCTTCTCATCTTCCTATTTAACTGTCCGTGTTTCATACATTGCCGCATACAGACATATATTCGCATCCGGCGCATATACCAGCGAATATTCGCTTTTCAGGGTCAGCGGAGTCCATCCGGTCAATATCTTTATCCTGTGCAGTTTGCTTCTGGTCGCTTTCAATAGGGAATACACACCGGGGCTGGATGCATCGCCGCGGGCCGCTGCTGCGCTGCCCCTGACATTGCGATCGCCGATAATTAATGTTAACTCCATGCGATATTTATCATAGCGGTTCACGTCGATTAGAGACAGATCCGGAACTACGACATATACACATGGAAATTGAAATGTCACCGCCTCAATGTCATCGACATTCAATTGTCCGGAATAGGTCTCCAGCGTTTTGAGTCCCGCGTCTTTCAGCGGTTCGAGAGCGGCGATAACAGCGTTTTCAAGCTGTTCGAATTCATGCATCAGTATTTTCCCAGTGTATCGGTATCGAATATTTTCGTTCTCACGTTCACCTGGCTTGCACCGTCATAATTCTCAGGCGGGTCCGGCGAGGGCTGCAGGCCGATCGATATCTCCCCTTTCGATATCTTTTCCAGGAGCCGAACCGCATTTTTATACCGGTCGGCCCTTGTCTGGGAAATATCTTCCTTTACCCGTGAGTATAGATTGTATATGGCGATATCAGCATTGATCTTGCCAAGTATCGGCGGCGGTGTCCCGGAAATGGGTAATTTCACTCTGCCGCCGATATAGGTATCGATCTCCTCTGCGGCCGATGTTATCGCCTCGGAAATCTTAGTCTCGTCGATAACTCCGGTGCCGGTATCATCGGTCAGCCGTATCAGCCCCACCTCGGGCAGCGCCTTTTTGAGATCATCAAACGTGCAATACATCGCTTCGCTCCCTTTAGGATTAAGAGATAAGGGGTAAGTGGAAGGAATAATCCTATTTTTTAATCCTATAATCCTTAATCCTTTAATCCTTTAATCCTTGCTACACTACTTTCGCATAAATGACTGCGCCGGGGCGCTGCAATACAGGCAACGGCCTTGTTTCTGCTTTTATCCATCTGCCGCTGGGATCTTCCACATCCCAGGCTTTGGAGAAATAAAGAGCGCCATTGCCCCTGGCGTCGATATTTCCGACACCTCCTGGCGCCTTGCTGTCAACGATCGGAGCGTAGGGGACATCCACGAGATCGGCGCACAGACCAATCAGCATGAAATATTTTTCGTCGATAAATCTGCGCCTGGTACTATTATCATCGAGGAATGAGCCGTTATATTCATCGAGCTCTACTTCAGCCAGTTTCGTAATTTTCCCGTTCTCCGCAACCTGTACACCCTTGCCATATTTCAGCAATTCCCTGACTTTAGTATGCTGAAGCAGGGCATCCATAACGTCCGAGCCCATATATCCTATCCATCCGGTTATGGCCGCTCCGGAATCGTCCTCGATCAATTTTTTGAATGTGCGTAATCGGTTGACGGGATCGCTGCTCGCGCTGGTCCAAAGATTGCTACCGGTCAGACCAACCTGATGTGAAGCGGGCATATTGTAATCCACTAATATTGTCGAAAGATCGGAGTCGAGGATCTTCCCCTTGAGAGCATTGACCGCCCAGTATTCCAGTGTCCGGTCCATGATGCCCCTCATATCAGTCTGTTCTCTGGCGATCCGCGTTTTCATCTGTTCGAGTCCGAATTGTTCTCCGTAGGCCCGCAAGGCGTTCAGTTCCGCGGTGTGCACAAAACGTTTCTGCGCCAGTCTGGGGGCAGTGAGGGTTACAATTTTCCTGCCGGTTTTATCCGTGACTTCGGCAGGCGCATATATTGAGATATTTTTCAGTATCCCCTCGCTGCCCGAGATCACCTCGAATGCGAGCCTGTCGCTTGCCTCTATGTGTTCCCTGCCCTTGAAAATCCTGTTGTAAATTTTCATAGAGGGCGCCTTCAAGGCATTAATCGCCGCCGTTAATACTCGTATTTTAAAAAGATCATCCATAATATTTTCCTCCTGCTGGTTGTTGATTGGTAGTGGATCAGCTTGTTGTTGTAGTAGTCGTGGTCGTGGTAGTCGTGGTCGTGGTTGTCGTAGTCGGTACGGCCAGGATCGCCTTGTCAATAATCATGCCTCTATCCTGCAGCGCCACAATGGCCGTACGTTTGTCTAACGTCGTTATTCCCGCCGGCCAGATCAGATCTTTATAATGGTATTTGCCGACAAAATAGGCTTGTGCCTTTTGTGTGGCTGCTACATCCGCCATATCCTCCAACAGGATAGCCCGGGCATCGGCGACCGTATTCAGCTTTTGCCACTGGCCGCCTGCCACACTGACCATTTCCAGTACCGTGCCGCGTTCCAATGCGCCTGCCGATGCTTTCAGTGTAATCTCCCTCTGTATATGCACATCGGATGCGATCAACTGGGATAACTCGGTTCCCGTGGTTTCCGTCACTCCTAATGTTCCTGTCATTTTTTTGTCTCCTTTACTGTTGCTGGTTAAGGGATAAGGGATAAGTGGAAGGAATAATCCTTAATCCTCTAATCCTTAATCCTCTAATCCTTAATCCTTAACCGGGTTCGCTTTTGCCGCTATGGCTTCCCCTAATTCCTGATCTTTTTTCGCCTCTGCGAATTCACCACCGCCGCCGGCCTTTTCTTTCGTAGCCAGTTCCTGGAAAATCGCAGATTTCTCAAAACCTTCGAGGAAACTTTTGAACCAGGCCGCAGGACTTTTTTTAGCCTCTTTTTCGGAAAAAGATATTTCAGTCTCGCTATCAAGACCTTTTGCGAACTCTACGAGCCCTGAATTGACCCAGGAGGGCGGTATCTTGCCTTCCTTGACTAATGTGTCGCAGAAATCAGAGATCTCCTTTGTGCGGGCCTCTCCTTTCGTCTGACGCTCTTTTTCTGCGAATTCAGTATCGGCTTTTTTACGTTCAGCCTCAGCTCCTGATTTTTTAGCGGCTTCTATATCCGCCTCGGTAAAAGATTTATCTCCGGAGCCAGTCATTTTCTGATTAACTCCAGGCAACTGCATATCAGGATCCTTTTCCGCCTCTTTCCAAAATTTAAAAATTTCTACAAAATCTTTGAATGTCATCTTTTCCTCCTTCTTTGATACTGTTGTTTTATGTTCTCCAAACTCAAAAGTTACAAAGTCTTCTCCTTCGTCAAATTTTAAATCCGCGAGGCCTTTTACAGCGGGCGGAGCTGCTCCGAGAAACCCGACATGTCTGAGTCTGCCATCCGGATAGAAACTGGCGGAACGTTTTTTATACATTCCGTTTTCAACGGCTGCTTCAAATTCAGGAATTATATTCCCGATTTTTGCAAGCAGAGTATTACCTGTTTTTTTCAGCCCTTGTATCCAGCCGAACGCAGGGGCATTATCTTTTGGATGCCCAACAACGATCGGCGGTTCATGAATCCCCGGATTGAATGTTGCTATGGTTTTGTCAATCAACATGTCTCCATCATGCTCGACTCCGCTTGAATCGATCTGTTTTCCGCCTTTAAATATCTCGATCCAGTCATCGAATCCCTTGAAATTTTTCATGATCCGGCTCTCCTTCTCATTTTTCCGCCTAAAATAAAATCATTCAGCGATTCCCTGATTTCGTCCCAGTCCTCCGGCTGCACCATTACGAATGCCCTCGCCGGTATATCGCCCCAGGGTAACTTTGTCTTCCTGGTATGAGCGCGCACACTAACCTTGCGAGGTTTTACAGGACGTCCGAATATCCGGGTTATCTTTCGCATATGCGCCTTAATATCAGCTTCCACAATGCCGAATGATCCTTTTTTAGCGCCGAAATGATGAATCGCGGCATGGATTTTATTCGTGCCCACCATCACGGAATCTTTTTTTGCCCTGGAGTGCCAGGCGCATGCCAGGCCTCCGCCCATGCCCCGGTCCATTAAGATTTTCCGGCCCTTTCTCCGCGCCAGGGTTGCCGGCGAGAGAGGCTTCCATTTCGCTGGTCTGCCTCCCTTCTCGAAATTCCGGACAATTGATGTCCGGACAATCTGGCCGATTATTTTCATAGCAGGAGTGAGATTGCCCATGCGGCGCTGGATATCACCCAGAAACCGCTCAATTCCTTGATCCTCGATCGCAATACTCAATGATACTCCGGCCATCAGTCGCTCCCTTCGCAGGATTAAGGGATAAGAGGTAAGGGGTAAGTGGAAGGAATAATCCTTAATCCTCTAATCCTTAATCCTTAATCCTCTAATCCTTAATCCTTTTTTTTATTTTCCCAGGTGTTCATCCCATGCTGCCTTGCCCGGATTATAATCCCAGCCAGGATCGATTCCCTTCGGGATTTTATGCGTTTTGCCTGTCATCTGGCTGGTCCAGTTATAATATTCTGTTTTTGGGCCCACAGTTTTTATGGGAAACTCTTTCTCTTCTTTTTTCAGGCGCTCCAATTCTCTTCCCGATACACCGACCACACCGCATTTGCACCCCCAACCGTTTGGCGGATAATGCGTATCCCAGAATGGATCATCCGCGGGGAGCACCAGGTTATACCATTTCATGTGCTCGGAGCGCGGTTCTGCCGCGCTTGATGGGACGTATCGAAGATAGGGCCGCACCTTGAGCACATCCGGATCGGTCATCTGTTTCCAGTGCCCCGCATGATAGGCAACGCTGACATTGGTATTGAATATGACGCCCGTTCTCCATCCTTTGCCTCCCTTGTATTTCCAGCCGTGTTTTGAGATTATTCCGTCGAAATCCTTGCGGAATTCAGCAAGAGTCGTTCCGTCTGTAATGCCCTTTTCCACGGCCGCCCGCAAATCCGAAATCAGATCCTCTTTCATCGCCCCCGCGACCACGAATGCCCGCGAATGCATATCCTTCCAGAGATCCTCCCACGTCTTTGTGGGCAGGCTGATCTTTTGCCTGAAATATTTGATTGCCTCATCAAAGGGCAGGCTTAACGCCTGGACTTCATTCATTTGCGTCAAACCTCCCCGTCAGGTGGGCTAATATCATTGCCCGCTGGATGAGATTGCCCATCTGTATCTCATCCATATCCCCATATATTGCAGTCAAGCCGTCTCTGAATTCTTCCAGGGAATTCACGTTTTCCAAAAGCTTTTTCGCGGGATCGATCAGATCGTCCATAGATGCATCGGTAATCGCTTTTGCTGCTATGGCATCAGGATTTGCATGGATATTATCGTCACCCTCGGCAAATTCTCCTTTCTCTTTCTCGCCGTTTCTCCCTTTCTCCGTTTCCCCGTTTTCAGGTTCGGTGATATCAAAATCCTTTTCCTGGAGATTGTATATGCGCTGGTAGTAAAATTTCGTAAATTTGACGCCCTGTTTTGTTAATGTTTCATCCCGTTCGGCCAGGTCTTTCTGGATATCCTCCTCTTCGAAGAAGGCGAATTCAGGAACTGCCGCGCCCTGTGCATTGAACTCGATAATCCATGAGAAAAGAATATGAAATGCCTGGGAGATCATTCGTTTGTCCTGATCCACCAGATCGGCCCTGACTTCCATGTGTTCTTTTGTGGCGGCGAAAGAACCGCCTTTATCTAACTCGGTTGTCAAGGTCTGCCCTAAAATCGCTTTTGAGATCTCCCTGTTCGATACGCTGATCAGTTTTTCGTAAATATCAGCAGATGCGCTTTTCCCGGCAGCCTCCGTAATATCCACGCTCTCGTCGTCATTGATCACTGCCACCGCATCCTGCACCATCGAGGTCAGCCTGGACAGGAGCGCCCCTCTCTCGGTTTCATTCGTAGATCTCGGCACCTTGCCTATCAGCCAGGGCATGCCGTATTTTTCAGTAAATACTGCCCAGAATTTGAAACCCGCTTTTTTGAAAACCACCGGCCAGAAACATTTGGACAGAACCCGCTCACCGTATGGATTCTGGTAGCTGGCATGATGTCTCGGCAGAAGGAATTTGTAATCCGGTATCTCCTCGCCGTCTGTCATATTATCCATCGACAGAAACCGGAGTTTATTTTCCGGATCAAATGCAAACCATTCCGGGGGTTTTCCCTCGATCCGTTCCGGCAGCCATGAATTTTCAGCGCTTTTCCAGATAACTTCGAGAGGCGCCATGCCGTAAAACGGTGCTTCAAGCATATCGGTGATGGTCTGATATATATCTAACGATTCCATGAGATTTTCTATAATTTTGTAACCGTTTTTGTTTTGCCGGACTGAGCCTTCTTTTGCTTCATTGATCTTCCATTCACATGATAACGTCCCGGATTTCCGGCTCTGATAGCAGCTCCAGACATGAGGATCAGAGAGGAGTTTGCGATACACGGCAACATCCTGTCCTGTTTTTTGCAATACCGGATCAGGATCGGGCAGCAGCGCCCATATCCCCATCCAGTCCAGCGAGCGTGATCTCGCCGCAATCTCCGTGCTCAGGGATTTCCGATCGTCAAGCTCGATAGATTCCGTCTCATTCAGCCAGAGTTTCATCAGTATGCTCCATATCGGACGGAGCCGTGATATCCATCCAGTTCAGAGGTCATATTCCTCATCCCGGCGGTCAGAATATGTGGGACATCTGCATATCCCGCCATCTCATAAGTCGCGTAGAGCGCCATAGCCCCGGCAATGCCGGAATCGCCGTGGCGCTGTTTTTTATCTTTGCTTTTCGTTTTCGTGTCGGGCAGCCTGGCCACGCCTTTGATGACTTTAAATGCCCGGTGATCCTCGATAATATCAGCGTCTTTTGGCAGCAGGATCGAACGATCCTCAAATGCAGCCTTGTACTTCGGCATGTTCTCCCTGTACCAGGGCTCCGACAACATGATCTGGGCAATCCGGCTGGAACCATATTTCTGCATGGCCCGCTCTGCCAGATACTGGCCATTTCCCCTCGCATCCAGGGCGCCGCCGCAAAACCGAGGCAGGCGATCTACAATATAGAAGAGAATCTGCTCTTGCTGCTGGAATGGAATATTTCTCAGTTCCAGAACAAACAGCGCCCGGAAAGTCGCATTCTGCTGTTCGGCCAGGGGCATAATTACCGTGAGATCTCCGGTGCGACCGAAATCCTCGCCAAAATAATGATGGCGTTTTGTGTCGAGATCTTCCAGGAGCGGTTTTAATGTTTCCTCGCACCAATCCTTGACCTCTGCAGATCTCAAATGATCGGCAATTTCCGCAAAGGCTTTGGATTGCTCGTACCGGATTACAGGGATATCAGGACTCAAACAGGTCTCTATCAAAGCCCGTGTGAGATAGACCCCGCTTCCCTGGCTGGGTATGCAGTACAGCTCTTCGTCTGCATCGTCTCCATACAAATCGAGCAGATCCTTCAGCCAGGCTTTTTTGCCTTCTGGTGTCGGTGTCTGGTTTAAACGCAGGCAAATGCGCTCATATAATCCTTCATCCAGAGCATCATCTATGGTTATTCTGTGCAGGCTGTACGGTTTTCGACCGGCCAGGATATCGTTGACCAGCCCATTGAACGGATTGTCATCACCGTTATCGGTAGATATCACTACTACCCGCCCGCCCCACATCAGGAGCGCAATTGCGGCCTTTAAGAGCCCGGGCAAATCATCGTGAAACGCCGCCTCATCTATTACTACCTTGCCCTGTTTTCCTCGCAGGTTGGCCGGACGGGAGGAAAGGGCAACTACCTGAAACCCGGATGCGAACCGGACGCGAAAAGCAAGGATATCTTTTCCTTCGTCTTCAAAAACAAATTCTTCGATTTCTGACGCCGCCTTGCTGTAAAATTTTGCCCATGCGGCACAATCAGAAATAAACTCCAGGGCCATCTCTTTGTTATATCCGATATACCAGACATCCATGCCGTTTTTCCTGGATGCCAACAAAGCATCGTCTCCGGCCTCTGCCCATGAAATACCGATTCGCCGAGACTTTTTAAAAACTTTAACCCTGCTGTCATCTGCCACCCAACGTTGCTGATATGGCAGGAAGGCCATTGGTGTGCGCTTTGATCTGTCTTCTATAACGACTTCGTTATTCACTTAATCCCTAATATTTGTTTCCTGATTTTATCGGCGGCGGCATCAGATAAGCCCTCAGATTTTTCGGCCCCTTCTGCTTCAGGCTTATACTTCGTTTTCATCTTCTCAATCAGCTCCAGAGCCTGTTTCATCTCTTTGATGCCAGCGAGGCTTATAGCTCCTGGCTTTGTGAGCATGCCGTTGATCTTATTTTCAACCACATCGCCCAGGGCATCAACCGCATCCTGCGGAGTTTTGATTATTCGCTTTTCAATTGCACCGGCTGTTGATATATCCGAACCCGATGCCTGCTGTACTTTTACGACGGTGGATTCCAGTGAAGAAATTGCATATACATCTTGAGGGTCAAGGCTGTTCAGAGCTTTGGAAATCAGCCGCTTGCGAAGCAAAACAGTGTCACGCTTTATATTTGCAAAAGCAGTCCGATATTCCTTTTTTCGATCCATCCAGGATGGAATTTTCTCATCTTCTCCGGCCTCTGACTCCTGACTTCCGACTTCTTGCCCTTCCTGATCTCCGACCTCCGACTTCCGATTTCCATCCCTTCCTGCGCCCCATCTTTTTAGCTGCGCGACCGATACGCCGGTGATCCCGGCAACTTCATCAAAGGTTTTGCCGTTAACAATGTAGAGCTCTTCAGCTTGTTCTCTTATTTCCCAAGAAATTTCTTTTGCCATAGTCGCTTCGCTTTAGGATTAAGGATTAAGGATTAAGGATTAAGGATTAAAAAATAGGATTATTCCTTCCCCTTACCCCTTACCCCTTAATCCTTAATCCTCTAATCCTTCCCCAGGGCTCTTTGGACTGCTTTGATTTCTTGCATGACACTGATGTAACCGATTTTTAGCTGCGCTAAATCAAGAGCCTGTTCGGCTATGAGCTCAGTATTGAGGTCCTCAATTTCTTCAAATGGGTTCAGATTATTTCTCATGGCATCCACCAGGCCATTCATTTTGATCTCTATTTTCTTCGCTTCAATTTTCTTCTCTCCAAGCCGTCCCTGAAATGTTAGCCGTTCGCTCTGTAAGCCCATATTTTTTATCTCCTATAACCTGACAATCTCCGATTTCATTTCTGTCAGCCCTTGTATATTCATCACGACGATCTCTTTGAGATCGCCCGCAATGCTCTTGTAATCCTTGACCAGCTCCACATTGGATTTGTACATTTCCCGCATCTCCGCCATGTCGCCTTCATAGCGATCCAGAATTTTTGACAAATCTTTTTTGTGACAGGCAACAATCTTGCGAGTCTGGTGGTTGTCATACCACCAAAGAAATATAACCAGTCCCAGGACTCCAAAATTTCCAAGCAGCTTCAACGTCGAAGCCATACCTATTGCTTCCATTTATTTATTCCCCGCAACCAGCGCCTGGTTTTTATCAGCGCTGCCCTTTGAAGATCCGAAAAAATAATCATATATTCCGCTGTATTTTGCGCCTACGATACCGATCAGGTTGCCGACCATTAATGCGACTGCGGGGCTCATTTCGGGTAGGCCCCAGTGGATGATATAAATTATCAGGCCGAGATATCCGATAACCCCCAACCATGCCAGCATGTAGAGATTGACGTCCTTTTCCCCCGTCGCTTTTGTGATTGCGACTTCTCTGCCGCGTGCACTGTTAAGATCCCCAAGCCTGGTCTCCAACTCTTTAATATCCATCTCACGCATCTTGACCAGGAGGTCATTGTCCGCAATCTTAGCTTTGAGGGCGAATTCAGGATCAGCATTGATGAGTCTGTTAATTTTTTCCGGCGTGGTTTCTTCTTCAGTCAGTCCAAAGGCATCGGCAAGCGCTTTGACGGCCATGCCGCCTGCAGCTCCGCCAGGGCCTAATAATACCCCGCCGATGGATGGTGCAAAAGAAAGTAGTTTTTTCCCGACATCTGTCCAGTCCATAATGATTATCCCTCTCGGTATTGCTGTATCCTCTTTGTCCAGCCCCGTGCATACTTTTTCAATTTTCGATTACTGTCACAAATCATTCTGTATCGCGAAAACTGGAATCCATTAAGACAAATAAAAAGTGCTTTTTCATCTTTAAGTGACCAGATGTTTAACGCAATAAGAGTTTTTGCCCCGATAATCCCATCTTCGGTAAGATCGTCGCCGAGAAAATTAAGCGCTTTCTGGGCGATCCGGATGGAATTCCGGCGGCCCATGTTGACTGCGGTATCGAATATTTCCGAGGAGATGAGCGTGCTGTAAATTTCGCCCAGCCTCAGCTTATCCCAGTAGTCCCGACGGTAGATATCCTTTGCGTCTGCTTCGGATAGCGCTTTAATGTCAACATCAGGATACGACCGCTTTGATATACCGAATCTTGTTTCACCGCCCGGATCGTCGGGGTCATTCACATATCCGCCCTCAAATCGAAGAGTTTTATCAAACGCGTATTCAAAAACATCTATCATTTTTATCTCCATAAAATAAAAAAAGCCCGGCCGTCTGAAAATTAATTCAGAAGATCGGGCTTCGTAAGCCTCTATGCCGAGTTGAAATTAATCAGCCCGGCAGAATTTTATTGGCGATCGAATCGCTCTATATGTTGTGCCATTTTATTTCTTTTATACAATATGTCAACACTTTTTTTTGTGTTGACCATTCAAGGTCTGAATATAGCCGCACTTTGGGCATTTGATTTCAACATCCCATGATTTTCCCCTGAACAACAGCCGACCGCACTTTTTGCATTTGACAGATTTCGCAGCTTTATCCATGTTTTAACTTTCCTTTTCCTAATTACTCTTCGCTAACCTTCTAACCTTCTCATCTTCTCACCTTCTCATCTTCTCACCGCTTCGTAATCTTCTCCGGGCAATTCCCTTTACCACCGCCCGTTCTCGCACCGGCGCCCTGTCCGCTCTGGCCTTGCCCCTGCCCCTGGCCATTGCGTGGCCCCGTCGCTATTTTCGGCGGTCCCGTTCCATCTCTTTTCGGCATTTGATCACCTCCTTTTAGGATTAAGGTGTAAGGGATAAGGGGTAAGGGGAAGGAATAATCCTTAATCCTTAATCCTTAATCCTTCTTTTAATCCTTAATCCTTCTTTTAATCCTTAATCCTCTAATTCTTTGGCGCATAAACGCTGACCCAGGGGCTGCACCGAACCCAGTCACTCCGCTGTTCGCCGGATGATCGTCGATCTATTTTTGACCTTCGAACCAGTCTGGTTTTTGTTAACAAAAACCAGAACCAGGCCAGCCATGACCGTTTTTTTCTGTGTTCCAGCCGGTTTTTGCGCCGATCTGCAAATCTTTTTCGCCGCTGATCTTGTTCACTCGTTGATATTTTTTCATTCTTTTCCATTACAATTCCGCCTTTCCCATATTTTTTTTGCGGATCACCTGCATATCTTCCACAGACATCCTCTCCGGCTCTGACCTCTGGCCTCTGGCCTCTGACTTCTGGCCAGTCCTTTCTTCCTGATTCTTTTTAACTTCTCTTTTTCTGTCCATCTCATCTGCAATCTCGTATGCAACCGCCCGCAAATACCCGTGTGTTTTAAGCGGCAGTCCTTTCGGCGGGTGCTCGATCACTCTATCCATTGCCACGCCCCATGCGCTTGCGCTGTTCGGCCTGGCAACATTTTTGTCCCACTGAATATGTGCCATCCCGGATAACTCTTTCAATTCCGACAGCAGTCGCAAAACCTTTTTCCACTGAAGCGATCTCCCCGCCGGTCGAAATAATGCAAGATACGCAAAACACCGACTTGAAACCGCATGAGGCAATTCACAAGCCAGCTTCAAGCACTGCCTCGCAACCGGATCATTCCGCCAGGCATCGGCGCTATGCACAGCCCCGCAACTGGGACAAATTAATTTCATGGGCCCCTCAATATATCCTCTACCTGCCTATCCGCCTCGGCAGCGATCCGGCAGAGGCACACGACAAAAATCCCGACAGCCATGCCAATAATAAGCCCCGTGATAAATGCAATCATATTTCCTCCATTTTAGGATTAAGGATTAAGGGATAAGGGATAAGGGGAAGGAATAATCCTTAATCCTTAATCCTTAATCCTTAATCCTTCTTTTAATCCTTATCTGGCCGCTGTCTTTTATAGCGATTCGACCAGACTGGACAGCTCAAACGCCTTTGCCTTCATGGCCGCTACTTCTGTTTTATCTAACAATATACTGCCATATTTCTTGCTGAGTTTTTTTAAGCCGGATGAGAACCTTTCCGGGTCATCGAGCATGCGCGCCAAAAATGAATCCACAACCGCTATTGCCGCTGGATCGCCTTTTAAATCTGTTCGGTTTGTTATACCGATATCGACTGCAAGATCTTCAAATTCAAAAGTGACTTGTTCCATCATATCAACCAGGGCTGCCTTTTTACCTCTCGAAGCTTTGACCAAGCCAGTCATCCCGCGCTTTCGGAATGTCTCATAAAAATTAGCGGCCTCTTCTTTGCTTTCTGCTATCCAGTAGCCTCCGCCGATGCCTGCTTTTGAGAGAACCGGAATATTATCATGCATCATAACAAGATGATTCTGGAAATGACGTACAGTCCGTTTTTTTCTGTCAAACCAGGATGAATTTTGTATCTGTTTAAGCAGACTCTCCATATAACCCGGATCTAACTCCATGCCATTCATAGCGTAATCAAATCGCAATGCCAGTTCAGACGCCGAGATTTTATTATCTTCACCAACATGATCTATCCATAAAAGCCCTAAAAACCGATTTTCTGCGGCAGTAAGCTTTCTATTATGATGCCCGGTTTTTGAATCAATCCCCAAATCTTCAAGTTTCATGGTCGCATCCCTTTTTTATTCTCCGCAACTATTATTTTTTTGCATTTTTCGGCATGCCTTAACATTGCCTTCCCTGTCTCATTTACCAGGTGCATAGCCAATTTGCATTTATTGCGATTTAAAAACCGCCGAGCTGTTTTTGGTTTCATAATTTTCTCCTTTGCG